CAAATAAATGTCCTTAGATCCCTTACAGGTCTTATACAGATTAAAAAAAGGAACAGAAATACGTATTCAAGCCCTAGCAATGAATGTTACGTCCGGAGGGGTTGACAATATGGAAACTTATAAGTATATTACTGGACAAATACACGCACTGGAGTCAGTGCGACAGGAAATCTCTAACCTGCTAAATGAGAAGGAGCAAAATGACAACAAAGGAACAATCGTCGACATTAACACCAAAAATCCATCTACCAAATAAGGATTTAGTCGGTTTAAAAAAATCAGAAGAAAAAAAAGAAATTACAAACGTAAAAGAAAAATTACCTCAACCTACGGGTTGGAGAATTTTAGTTTTACCTTTCAAAATGAAAGAGAAAACTGAAGGTGGTCTATATTTAGGCCAAGAAACTGTAGAACGTCAACAAGTTGCATCTCAATGTGGAAATGTACTTGCGATGGGTTCTGAGTGCTATCAGGATAAAAAACGTTATCCTAGTGGTCCTTGGTGCAAGGTCGGTGACTGGGTAGTCTTTGCCCGTTATGCTGGCTCCCGGATTGAAATACAGGGTGGGGAAGTAAGACTCCTCAATGAAGATGAAGTCTTAGCAACCATACAAGATCCTAAAAACATCTTGCATAAATATTAACATAGGAGGAAACTATGCCTGAACCAACAGAAGAAAAAGTACAAGAAAATACAGAAAAGAAAGAACCGATGGTCGATTTAGATATATCGGGTCCTGGGGCTGATGTAGAATTACCCGAGGAAAAAGTCCAAAAGTCAGAAGTGGAGGTAAAAGATGACAAGGAGACTGAACAAAAAACTACTGAAGACAGTGCTGAGTCCGATGACGCACCTGCGGAATCTGATAAGCAGACTGATGTTTCGCCGAGCCAACCGCAAGACGACAAAAAGTTAGAAGAATACAGTAGGGGAGTACAAGGTCGTATTTCTAAATTAACACGCAGAATGAGAGAAGCTGAACGAAGAGAAGCGGCAGCTATTGATTATGCGCAAGCGGTAGAAACTAATAGACAAGCAATGGAATCTAAGTTCAAAAAAGTGGACAAGGATTACATTTCAAAACTTGAAAGTAGTGTTAAAAGTGGATTAGAAGCAGCTGAAAAAGAATTAGCTGGGGCTATTGAAGCTGGAGATGCTAAAGCTCAAGTTGACGCTAACAAAAGAATAGCTCAACTATCTTTTGATAATGCTAAATTAGCAGCCGCTAAGGCAGGGAAAGAAGCAGAGCCTGTGAGAGAACCTAGGTTATCTCATGGAGGTTATCTTCCTGAGCAAACTCCTCAACGTTTGCCAGAACCTGACCCTAAAGCTGAAAATTGGGCTGGTAAAAATAGATGGTTTGGTCAAGACCGAGCTATGACTTTTACTGCGTTCGAAATCCATAAGGATCTAGTCGAAAAAGAAGGATTTGATCCAAAATCGGATGATTATTATGCGGAAATTGACAAAAGAATTAAGGTTGACTTTCCCCATAAATTTGATAAGAGTGTAACTAATAAAACGTCCGAACCCGTTCAGACGGTTGCTTCTGCAATAAGAAGCGTGAAACCAGGACGCCAAACTGTGAAACTCACATCTTCACAGGTAGCAATTGCTAAAAAATTAGGTGTGCCACTCGAAGAATATGCAAGACAATTAAAACTCACGAAGGAGGTATAAGCATATGATAAAAGAAACAAAAACCACTTCTCGTGCGAGTCAAATCAGGTCTAAAACTGAAAGACCTAAAGTATGGACTCCTCCATCATCTCTAGATGCTCCCAAGCCGCCTGCAGGATACAGGCACAGATGGATCAGGGCTGAAAGCGTTGGATTCGATGATACTAAGAACGTCACGGGTAAATTAAGATCCGGATGGGACTTAGTGAGAGCCGACGAATATAAAGGCCAGGATTATCCCGTTGTTAAAGACGGTAAATATGCTGGGATTATAGGGGTAGGTGGCCTATTGCTGGCTAGGATACCAGAAGAGCTCGCGAAGCAACGAGAAGAGTACTTTCGTAAACAAACGGAAGCTCGAGACGAAGCGGTTAAACACGATCTCATGAAGGAACAGCATCCAAGTATGCCGATCAATATTGATCGACAGACTAGCGTAACCTTCGGTGGTACTAAGAAAAGTTAATTTTTTAATAATTCTGAAAACCAACGAATTAATATAAACCGTCTATAGAAATATAGACACAAGGAGCAATAACATGGCAAACACAAACACAGCTGGGTTTGGGTTGCAACCGGTAATGAGAGTAGGAAATACTCCCGCTATCCAGGGGCAATCTAAATACGAAATAGATGCTGCTGAAACAAATGCTATTTATAATGGAGAGCCTGTAAAAATTGATATTTCTGCCTCAACTGGTGGATATATTGTTACAGCCGCTGCTGGTACTGCTTGTGTAGGAGTGTTGAATGGAGTATTTTATAATGCTACAACAACTTTAAAACCTACATGGAGCAATTATTACCCTGCAGCAACAACTCCGGCAAATAGTGAAGACGTCACAGCGTTTGTTAACGATGACCCGCTTCAGGAGTTTATGATTGGTACGGATGCCACACTAGGCGCAACTTTAGCATTAAGAAAATCCAAAGTTGGATTAACTTATGCTACAACTGCCGCTGCTGGTAGTACTACCAATGGTAAGTCATCTCTAACTCTAGGCATTTCAACTGCAGCAACAACTGCTAAGCAATTGAGATTGGTCAGAGTAGCGGAAGACCCTGAAAATGAAACACAAACAGCCGCTTATTGTTCAGTGATCGTCAAGGTAAATTTACATCAATATCTTGTCGGTTCATTGGCAACAGGAATATAGGAGCATATAGACATGGCAATATCACGATCACAGCTAGTTAAAGAACTAGAACCAGGCCTGAATGCACTATTTGGGCTGGAGTACAAAAGATACGACCAGGAGCATAAAGAAATTTATGCGGAGGAATCTTCTGACAGAGCTTTCGAAGAGGAAGTAATGTTATCCGGGTTCGCTAACGCAGACGTAAAAAGTGAAGGCCAAGGCGTTTCATACGACGAAGCACAAGAAACTTTTACGGCACGTTACACTATGGAAACGATCGCGCTTGCTTTCGCAATAACAGAAGAAGCTATGGAGGATAACCTCTATGATAGAATTTCTTCTCGTTATACAAAAGCTTTGGCACGATCAATGGCTAACGCTAAACAAGTTAAGGCAGCCTCACCATTAAACAATGGTCTGCCTAGCGGAACCTTTAAAACAGGTGATGCAGTTACTTTAGTTAACTCGTCTCACCCAACAATAGCAGGTACGTTTAGCAATACATTATCTACAGCAGCAGACCTTAACGAAACATCATTGGAGCAGTCTTTAATTGACATTGCTGCATTCACTGATGAACGTGGTCTTAAAATTGCAGCTAGAGGAATGAAGTTAATTCTTCACTCTAACCAGCAATTTACTGCTGAAAGATTATTAAAGTCACCAGGTAGAGTCGGAACTGCTGATAATGACATAAATGCAATCAAGAACATGGGGATGGTTCCTCAAGGATATGTAATTAATCATTACTTATCTGACACTGATGCATTTTACATCATCACAGACGTTCCTAACGGACTTAAGTATTTCAACAGAGCCCCATTGAAAACTTCAATGGAAGGCGATTTTGATACTGGTAACGTTAGATACAAAGCTAGAGAAAGATACGCTTTTGGCGCATCAGACCCTAGAGGTATCTATGCATCACCAGGTGCATAATACACCTAACATTTAACGGAATGAGGCCGCCTTAAAACGGCCTCATTTTTAATATAAGCTTTTAAACTTATGAAAAAATTTAGAATTCAAATAAAATACTGTGGCTATTCTGCAGACTTTACAGCCACTTGTAATGACACTCCCCAAGCTATCGAAAATTTAATCCTTGACAAACTAGGAAAAAATGAGGTAATCTTTGAAAAAAATGGATTTACTAGTAATACTGGTAAATGGATAACCTATGAGGAGGTTACAAATGACCGAAGACCTTTACATTACAAAGAGGTCCTTGGAGCTAGAGTGGCAACACGAGCACCTGAGGGAAGGGAAGCATAATATCCGTATGATTGAAATCAATAAGCAAATTCAGGATATTATTAAAGAAATCATCGCCCGAGAGTTTGAAGAAGATACTCGTTTGCTCAAGATCAAAGAAGCCGCTCCTGAGGCATCAATAGCCGGTTAAGGCTATTTCATAAAAATCAATTTTTCACTACAGGATAGCTTGCGCTTTTTAAAAAAAAGAGTATAAAGTACTTACTATACAATTAATTTAAGAATGTAGACGAGTATAGTCGACGGCCTAGAGACTACATTCAACAAACTAGGAGGATAATATGGGCACAACAACCTTTTCTGGTCCTATTAAGGCTGGAAATATATATAACACAACTGGATCTACAGTTGGCACAAATGTCAAAAATGTGGGTTCTGTTGTTATGTCACAATCAGCAAGCACAGAGCTGACTCATGCAACCACTACAGCGACAGCGCTAGGAATTATAATTCCTGCGAAAAGTCAAATTATAGGTGTTACACTTATAATTGAATCGTTGTTTACAAGTTCAAGCACCACTACTATTTCCATTGGAAATGGTTCAGGTGATGCTACTGATATTTGTCCAGCAACGAATGTTAGTGCAACAGCACTTTCAGTAGTGATGGGTCCAGCAGCAGTAGACGTGTGGACAAACACGGGTACTTCTGATGTAGAACTTTATGGTATTACCATAGCGAATTCTGCTTCAGCTGGTAGTGCAAGAGTTGTAGTTGAATACGTTCAAGCGAACAATTTAACTGCTAACTAATAATTAATGTGAGCTCCTTCGGGAGCTCACATCTTATATTGACAAGTTATTTATTACTAATTAAAAGGAAACTATATGGCAAATATTGTACCAGACTCTTTTAAAGCTGAGTTATTATGTGGATCTCATAATTTTGAACAAGGTGTGAGTTCACAAACTTTTAAATTAGCTTTATATGTAACCACTTTAGGTCCACCTTATACAACATCATCAACCGTTTATAGCGCGACTAATGAAGTTAGTTCTTCAGGCACTAGTTATACGACTGGAGGAAACGCTTTAACATTAGCTACTAATAGTGGAACTGTTATTGGAAGTAATACTGCAATTGTAGATTTTGATAATTTAACATTTTCGGATGTAACATTAACTGCCCTTGGAGCAGCAATCTATAATACAAGTACGACTCCAGCAAATATGTTGGTTTTAGTTTTAGATTTTGGTGGAGATAAAGTAGCGACTTCGGGGGACTTTACGATTCAGTTTCCAACTCCCGATGCTAGTGATGCTATTATTAGATTAGGAGATTAAATATTATGAGCACATATCCAGTAGACGTAAAAATAAAAAGAGTAACGAGCACAGTAGCCAACCAAGTTATTTTTGGAGGCCCCGCAAGAATTTTAGGGTTCTCTGCAAATTGCACAGCAGGAGCTGGGACTATTGATATAGAAGATGATGGCACTTCACTTGGGATTTTTGGAACACCCAATGGATCTTCTTCACCTTTTGTATATAGTGTAATGTTCCCAGGTACTGGCTTACATTGTAAAACAAGTGCAACTTGTTCTTTAGGAACTATAGCAGACGTAACATTCTTTTACGGTTAGGAGGTAATTCATGCCTAACACTACTTCAGACAGTTACACGTTTGGTAAAACATTTACTATCGCAGATATCGTTGAAGAAGCTTTTGAACGAGTAGGATTCCCTAACGTTTCTGGTTATCAATTAAGAGCAGCAAGACGATCACTCAACATTCTTTTTCAAGAATGGGGTAACCGAGGATTACATTATTGGGAAGTAGGAACTTTAAATCTTACTTTGACCCAAGGAGAGAAAGAATTTAATTTTTATAGATATCCTTCGGATATGCCAACGACTGGCGCGACAGCTTTACAAAAATCTAACGGACTTAATACCACTCTAGATGGAGCTATTAGTAGCACTAGCGCTACGAGTGGGATTACTTTAGATTCTGTTACAGGAATGAATAATAAAGGTACTATTCGAATTG